GCAAGGGAAAAACATACAACCCGACTGAAAAAGGTGCGGGAATGACCGCTAAAGGTCGTGCTGAATACAATGCCAAGAACGGCAGTAATTTAAAACCACCCGCCCCAAATCCTAAGACAAAAGCCGATGCTGGCAGAAAAGCATCATTTTGCGCTAGGATGGAGGGGGTAGTAAAAAACGCCAAAGGCCCTGCTGAACGAGCCAAGGCATCCCTCAAAAACTGGAACTGTTAAAGGAACATTATGTCTAATTCAATCGCCACTGGTGTAGCTTATCAAGACCCCGAATTCTCAACTGTTTACGCAACCGCAGAGATTGGCTATTCAGCCGCTGCTCAAGGCGCTGTGACCCAACTAACTGACAAGTCAACAGCCGTGACTTTAAACAAGTCCGCTGGTCGCATCACAATGAACAACGCTTCATTGGCTACAGCCACCAACGCCACATTCACCCTGAACAACAACTTGATCAGCGCAAACGACTGCGTGATTTTGACCATTTCAGGCGGTCAGACAACACCAGGCTCATACAATGTGTTTGCCAATTCCTTGAGCGCTGGCTCTGTCAGCATCACCTTGCGTAACATCTCAGGCGGCACATTGTCAGAAGCCGTGATCATTAACTTTGCCATCATTCATAGTCAGTCATGAATTTTGAAGTAGTTAGTAAGCGTTTGGAAGAACTCCAAGCGCAAGCAAAACAACAAGAGGCGGTCTTGATGCAGCTTTCAGGGGCTATTCAAGACTGCCATTACTGGTTGGGTGAGTTAAGCAAGGAGAAGGCAAATGCCGCTGATAGCATCAATGACCCCCAAGGCGCTTAAAGCCAATATCAAAAAAGAGATAGAAGCTGGCAAGCCCATCAAACAGGCTGTCGCCATCGGATACGCAGTAAAGCGTGAAGCTGAGAAAAAGGCACATAAAAAACCAACGCCTAAGACTAAAAAGTAATTTAGGCTCAAAGACTTAGGATTTATTTTAAATGGCTGAAAGAGGCGCACCAGTTGGCAACCAGAACGCTGCTAAGAGCAGACTGTTCTATGACAAACTGCGCCTTGTCTTGGTGCAAGAGCCGCATCGCCTCAGAAGCATTGCCGAGCAATTAGTGAAGCAAGCCGAAGAAGGCGAACCTTGGGCTATTCGGGAAATTATCGACCGAGTGGATGGCAAAGCGGTTCAGGCTACAACGATTGAGAACGCAGATGGAACACCCCTCTTGGGTGGGATTCAAGTCACATTCATTAAGCCCGAATGAGCGATGTAACCGATGCCATTGCCAAGGCAGAGTTTCCCGTCAAGTTGGAAGGTCTGTTCAAAAAGAGCCGTTACAAGGTTCTTTATGGCGGAAGGGGTGGGGCTAAGAGTTGGGGAATTGCAAGGGCGTTACTGATCAAAGGCGCAAAAGACCCAATCCGCATCCTCTGCGCCCGTGAGTTTCAGACATCCATCAAGGATTCGGTTCATAAGTTACTGTGCGACCAGATCGAGAGCCTTGGCCTCTTGTCGTTCTACGAGATCACCCAAACAAGCATCAGGGGCAGAAACGGCACAGAGTTTAGCTTTGTTGGCCTGAAGAACAATGTTTCAAATATCAAGTCTTATGAAGGTGTTGACATTTGTTGGGTTGAGGAAGCGCAGACCACCAGCCGCCTATCGTGGAACATCTTAATTCCGACCATCCGAAAGGAAGGGTCTGAGATATGGATCAGCTTCAATCCTGAGTTGGAGACAGACGAGACTTACCAAAGGTTTGTGGCAAATCCACCCGCAGACAGTATCACCATGAAGGTGAATTGGTACGACAACCCTTGGTTTCCTGACACCCTTAAACTTGAAAAAGATGCTCTCAAACAAAGGGATGAGGAAGCCTACAACCAAGTTTGGGAAGGTCTATGCCGACAAACTGTGGATGGGGCTATCTTTGCCAAAGAGATGCAACAAGCCGAGAAGGATGGGCGAATCTGCCGTGTTCCTTATGACGCTACAAAGCCAGTCCATGCGGTCTTTGACTTGGGATGGTCAGACAGCACAGCCATTTGGTTCTTGCAGTTTGTGGGCATGGAAACCAGGCTAATCCGCTACATTGAGGACAGCCAAAAGACCATTTCGTATTACCTGGCAACGATGCAAACTTATGGTTATGTGTACGACACCATCTGGCTTCCCCATGACGCAGAGAACAAGACCTTGGCGGCAGCGGGTCGGTCAATTGATGACATTGTGAGAGCCGCAGGGTACAAGACTCAGATCATGCCAAGAGTGCCGATCCTAGACTCAATCAATGCGGCAAGGACAATCTTTCCGAATTGCTACTTTGACAGGGAACACACGGCAGATGGTTTGGCTTGTCTCAGGCACTATCGATATGAGGTTGACCCCGATACAGGGCAGTTCAGCCGCAATCCCTTGCATGATCACTACTCACACGGGGCTGACGCTTTCCGATATATTGCACTTATGATTAAAGAGCCGCCTAAACGCAAAAAGTCAGCGCAGATTGCAATGGCAAGCGGATGGATGGGATAATGGCGCACGAAATAAAGGGCTGAATATGGCTTACCAAGACGAAACAGGGAATAAAGACAAGATCAACGAGGCGATCAAGTTTTGGCGCTTGGTCAACGATTCTGACTCTACCAATCGGGCAGAAGCCTTAAACGACATTAAGTTTGCCGCTGGCGACCAATGGCCTGTTGAGATTCAGAACTCACGCAACCTTGAATCCCGCCCATGCCTGACTATCAACAAGATTGATGCTTACATCCGTCAGGTCACAAACCAACAGCGTCAACAGCGCCCCCGCATCAAAGTTCACCCTGTGAACAACTTGGCAGACTACAAGATTGCTCAAGTCATCGAGGGCATCACCCGCCACATTGAGGTGAACTCCAACGCTGATACAGCCTATGACACAGCGTTTGATTACGCAGTTCGGATGGGATGGGGTTACTGGCGTGTGAATTATCGTTATGTGCGTGAGGATTCTTTTGATCAGGAAATCTTCATTGACACCATTGATAACCCATTCACAGTCTATTTCGACCCCAACTCAATCCTCCCTGATGGCTCAGATGCAGAGCGTTGCCTGATCACCACAGTGATGGATAAGAAGGTGTTTAAAGAGTATTACCCAGACGCTGATGATGGGGCAAACTTTCAACAGCGTTCCACAGGCGATGACACAGCCGCTTGGATCACCAAAGAGGACATTCGGGTTGCTGAATTCTTCTACATTGAGCGTGAACGAGCCAAACTCTATTTGTTGAGCGATGGCACTTCAGCCTTTGCCGATTCTGACAGTTTCTTTGCCCGTGTAGAGGCTGCGGGACTGACAGTCATTGATGAGCGTGATAGCTTCCGCAAGGCCGTGAAGTGGATAAAATGCACCGCATTAGAAGTCTTAGAAGAAAAGACTATGGCGGGTAAATACATTCCCGTTGTGCCTTGCTATGGCGCACAAGTTATTGTGGATGACAAGCGTAAAAAATACGGCTTGGTCAGATTTGCCAAAGACCCACAGCGGATGTACAACTTCTGGCGCACATCCATGACCGAGAGCGTTGCCCTTGCACCCAAAGCCAAGTGGTTGCTTGCCGAGGGTCAAGACGAGGGACATGAGAACGAATGGGCAATGGCTAACATCAAGTCAACCCCTGTTTTGCGCTACAAACAGAAGGACATTGAGGGCGTTCCCGCCCCCGCACCAACCCGACTTCAGCCTGAACCACCTCCAACAGGCATCATGGAGGCGGCTGGCGCTATTTCCGCAGATTTGCAGATGGTTTTGGGCATCCTAGACCCTAATCAATTGCCAAGCGGGAATATCTCAGGCAAGGCATTGATGGGTCAGCAGAACCAAGTTGATCTGTCAAACTTCCACTTCTACGACAACATGACCCGTTCGATTCGTCACACGGGCAAAATCATCTTGGATTTGATCCCCAAAATCTACGACACACAGCGTGTAATGCGGATTATTGGGTCGGATGGTCAGCCTGACATGACCACCATTAATGAAAAAGATGCGGTCGGTGAGGTGTTGAACGATGTGACTGTGGGTGAATATGATGTGGTGATGGACACAGGGCCAGGCTTCCAGAGCCGCAGACAACAAGCCGTTGAAAGCATGATGCCCTTGCTCACAGGCAATGCAGAACTGTTCAACATTGCGGGTGATTTGGTGTTCAGGAACATGGACTTCCCAGGCGCTGATGTGATTGCAGACCGCCTTGCCGCCATGAACCCAATGGCTCAACTTGATGAGAAATCAGACATCCCGCCACAGGCTCAGATGGAATTGGCGCAGTCTAAGCAAATGATTCAACAGCTTCAACAGCAATTGCAAGCCGCTGGTCTTGAAATCAACAATCGGGCGCAAGTGGCGCAGATCAAAGAGGAAGGCGCTAACAAGCGCAAACTCATGGAAGTCACTGCCAAAGCGCACAACACCGAGACAATGGCTGAAGTCAAGGTCAATGATCAAAACACTAGATCGATCACTTCTCAGAACAAGACTGAGATTGATGCCTTGGTCAAAATCTTGTTGGCAAGAATGTCGCCTAACGAGTTGTTGGGTGAGATTGACCGCCTAAATGCTGAACAACAGCAATATGCACAGTTTGCCGCCCAAGACATTAGCCAAGGTGCAAACCCGCTTATCCAATCTGGTGGACAAATGGCACAGTAATTGACAGATAACAAATTAGGGTAAATAATTACTCAAACCTTACCTGTGAGGCTCACAGGGAAAATTCTTAGGGAAACCTATGTCAGAAGTTCAGGAAGCACCACAAGTGCAACCAAAGGTAGCCGCTAATGTGGTTACAAGTGAAAATTTAGCTGAATTTAACGCTAAGAGAATGGGTTTAGCTGATTCAACGCCTAGCGAGGCTGCACCGAGTGCAGAGCCGCCAGAGGTCGATAATGGGCAGAGTGAACCAGTTGAAGCGTCAGAGGAAGCGACAGCAACAGAGGATCGAAAACGAAATCCTAAGTTGGAAATTCGGTTTGAGAAGATAACCAAGCAGCGTGAAGAAGCGAGAGAAGAAGCTCGCAAAGAGCGTGAAGCAAGGGAATCTTTAGAAGCCAAGGTCAGGGAACTCGAAGGCAGAAAT